CCAGTTCCCCAGACGCACTCCCACCAAAGGCCGCGGAAATTCTGGCTACTTCATCTATCCGACCCTTCGCAAAATTCAGCCTGAATTAGTGAGACAATGGGAAGATGCTTTTGACAAGATTCTTAAGAAATGGGATGACTAATGGCCGGTAGTAGAACATTAAAACTATCCATCCTCGCTGATGTCGATGATTTAAAAAAGAAGCTGGATACCGGATCAAAAGAGGTCGAAGGTTTCGGCGGTAAATTAGAAAAGTTTGGCAAAGTAGCCGCAGCCGCTTTTGCAGCCGCCGCAGCTGCGGCAGCCGCTTATGCCGCTAAGTTAGCAATAGATGGTGTTAAAGCCGCCATCGAAGATGAAGCGGCGCAGAATCGGCTAGCCAATGCGCTCAAGAATGTTACTGGAGCTACTGAGGATCAGATTGCCGCGGTTGAAACACAAATCAGCAAATTGTCACTTGCCAACGGAGTTGCTGATGACAAATTGCGTCCCGCTTATCAGCGACTAGCAACGGCAACCGGAGATTTATCTAAAGCCTCGGGCGCTTTGACTTTAGCCCTTGATATCAGCGCTGCAACTGGAAAAGATGTTGAAGCTGTCAGCAATGCTCTTGGTAAAGCCTATGAAGGCAATACCACAGCTCTAGCCCGACTCGGAATCGGTATGAGCACAGCCGAAATAAAGACTCTTGGTCTAGACGGCACAATGCAACAATTGGCAGAGACTTTTGGCGGAGCTGCCACAGTTCAAGCAAATACTCTTGAAGGCCAGATAGCCAGACTAAAGGTCGGCTTTGATGAGGCTAAAGAATCAGTCGGCGCTGCATTGTTACCAATAATTCAAAAGTTTATGGATTATATCGTCAATACCTTTATTCCAATGTTACAAAAAGCAAAGGCCGCGGCGGTCGATCCAATCATCAAGGCTTTTAACGATAATCGAGAAGCTTTGGAAGATTTATGGGCTTTCACTAAAAATTATTTAGTACCCATTTTCGAATTTACTTTAGTGAAAGCAATAGAAAATGTAGGAAAAGCAATTGCAGCTATTCTCAATATTGTCGGATCAGTTATCGAAGGAATTAAATCAATAGTCAGAAGCGCAATTGAAAACATAAATGGTTTTATCAATTTAGTTAATAAATTGCCTGGGGTAAATCTGCCGACATTAGGTGTTCCTTCTTTTGCTCAAAATCAACAAACGGGAGGGCGAATTTCCTCAAGTACTGGATCTATAAACATACCTACGCCATTCAAATCATCTGCAACAAGCGGGACAAGTGGCTCAACCTTTACCGGCGGCACAACTCAAAGCTCAAGTACTAATGTACCTGTGACTGCAACAACGGCGGCTGCCAAAGAATCTGCAAAAGTACTGGCGGAGGCGATAACTGATATGCGTCCAGTTTTGCCAGCGTCCATTGCTGAATTTAGAGCTCGCGAGTCTGGAGATGTTATTAATTACGGCGTAAGCAATATTGGCGGCCTTGATGTTGCTAGAGTCCGAGCGGGTGAAGAAGGTCGAGTTATTATCAATGTAAATGCTCCAAGCGCCATCGATGAGGAAGGCTTTACTAGAGCTGTCGTAAATGCGATGAATCAGACGCAAGCCAGAACTGGCGGAGGCGGAAGTCAGCTAGTCCTATGACGCTTTGGAATCCTGAGTACCGAGTAAAGGTCAATGGATCAACAAAGACCTCAGCGACGCTTAGCGGTTTAACCATTACCTCTGGCCGTATTGATATTTATTCTCAGCCTATCGCCGGTTATTGCAATTTAACGCTAATTGAAACTAATGAAGCGGCAGTCGATTATGACATTAATGACGCAGTCACAGTCGAGGTAAAAGATTCAACCGGAACATTTGTCAATCTCTTTGGCGGATTTATTACCGATTTAACTGTTCAAGTGCAGACATCTGGTTCGACGGCTACCAGTCAAAGAATCAACATAATTGCGGTAGGCGCTTTGGCTCGATTGAGCCGAGCTGTATTTGAAGGCAATTTAGCTAGCGATTACGACGGCGATCAGATTTACGCGGTTTTGGAAGGTATCCTCTTTGATCGATGGAACGAAGTACCAGCTGCAACTCAATGGAATAACTATGCCCCGACAACTCAATGGCAGGATGCCGAAAACACCGGATTGGGCGAAATTGACCGACCCGGCGATTATGAGCTGGATTCCCAAAATAATTTAAATGACACCGCATATAACATCGCAGCTCGATTGGCTACTTCCGGACTTGGATATTTGTACGAGGACGCTCAAGGCCGCATCGGTTATGCCGACTCCACTCATCGAAGCCAATATCTAGCCGCCAATGGATATGTTGATTTAGACGGCAATCACGCCTTCGGCCCCGGGCTTGCCATTATCAAGCGAGCTGGCGATGTTAGAAACGCTATAACCATCGCTTACACCTCGTCCGGCAATTCCACCCACACCGAGGAAGATGCGGCCTCTATTGCCCTCTACGGCCAATTAGCGACCACAATTTCGACCACCCTTAAGAATCAGACTGACGCCGAAGATCAAGCGCTGTTTTATCTCGATTTACGGGCTTATCCGCAATTCCAGTTGCGACAGATTTCCTTCCCTGTCGGATCAACGGAAATAGACAACTCAGACCGAGATAGCCTTCTAAATGTCTTTATGGGTATGCCGGTCAATATCACAAACCTTCCCGGCAATATGGTAAATGGCGAATTTCAAGGCTTTGTCGAAGGATGGACTTGGACAGCTTCTCTCGGCCGTCTTGACCTATCGATGAATGTTTCGCCGGTCGCCTTCTCATTACAAGCCTTCCGCTGGAACATTGTCCCGGCTACCGAGGCTTGGAATACCCTGTCTAACACATTGGAATGGATTGACGCTACAATCGTCGCCTAAAGGAGCATAAATGCCAACAACAACCAATTTTGGCTGGACGACCCCAGCCGATACAGATTTAGTCAAGGATGGTGCAGCTGCTATCCGGACTCTCGGTAATGGAGTCGATACGAGTCTTGTCGATCTCAAAGGCGGAACGACCGGACAAGTATTATCAAAGGCCTCAAATACTGATTTAGATTACAGCTGGGTAACTCCCAATGTCGGAGATATTACCGAGGTTCAAGCCGGAACTGGTATTTCAGTCGCCTCCGGCACTGGCCCGATTCCAGTCGTAACCAATACAGTCGCAACGGCTTACGATGCTAAGGGCGATCTCATTGTCGGTACTGGCGCGGACACCTTCTCCCGCCTAGCGGTAGGCACAAACGGCCACACACTCGTAGCGGATAGTTCAACGAGCACAGGACTCAAGTGGGCGGCTCCGGCTGGTGGTTCTCTGACTACTGGATATGTCAATACAACTGCGAATGAATCAACAAGCAGCACAAGTTATACAAATTTAACAACCACTACTTCAGTTACAGTAACAACTGGCACTAAAGCGCTCGTCCTTTTTGGCGCATTAATCGAACCTTCTAGCGCTGGTTATATGTCTTTTGAGGTATCTGGAGCAAGTAGCGTAGCAGTTGCGGACAGCAATAGTGTTGTTTCTGGTAGTAGCGGTGCTTCAGTATTTAGAACCGTTGAACTAACAGGCTTAACCGCCGGTTCTAATGTTTTTACTGCTAAATTTAGAGCAAACACAGGAACGGCAGGATTTCAACGCAGGGTTATTTCCGTAATAGATTTGGGGTCATAATGATAAAAGTAAATAAACCAATTAACCTTGCTCAATTAGACCTAGAATTAAACGGCAAGGGTCTCAATGCGATTTTAGATGATAATAAAAATATTATTGAAGTCGGGTTGGCGGACAATAATGATGCTACAGAAGCACAATTACAGGCTGTTATTGATGCTCATATTGCTGAATTTGAGGAACTAACAATTTCTGAGAAATTAGAAAAAGTTGGTTTGAACCTAAATGACCTTAAGGCTGCGTTAGGTCTTTAGCACAATCCTTCAAGATTATGCCCTGCCCCCTTAAAAGGGCAGGGCATAATCTTGAGGAAGTGTTTAGGCTTTATCCTATAATCGGGAATCTATGGCAAAACTATGCAAGGCCGGGCAACAGCTAAGGGAGCAGATTGATGACGATTATCCTAATCGCGATCGGGGCTCTGACGGCTGGATTGCTGACGCTCGGCATATTGCTAAAGGCAATTCTGACCATATACCAGACAGCGGAGGAATTGTCCGAGGACTGGACATAGATGCCGATTTAGGCGCTCACAAAGAAGAAGCTTTTGCAGTAGTTGAGAAGCTGCGGAAACTAGCCAAGCGCGGCGATAAGCGCATCAAATATCTAATTTACGATGGTCGGATAGCCTCCGGTATAATGAACTGGAGATGGCGTAAGTATCGAGGGGCTAATCCCCATCGATCTCACTTTCACATCAGCTTCACTACTCTGGGAGACAAAGACGATTCTTGGTTTGACCTAGAAGGAGAAAAGCAAAATGCTAAACGATTTGAAACTGGCCGGAGCAAGCTGGCTAAAGACTTTTATAGCAGCAGCCCTAGCGACTTACCTAGCGGTGGGCTTGGACATCGAAGCGATTGTCAATGCCGCTGCCGTAGCTACAATTCCCAGCATAATCAACTGGCTTAATCCTAAATACGAGCGTTACGGCAAAGTCCGTTAATGCCAACGGAGGTCGCTGGCTTTATTGCATCCGTTCTCGGATCAATTGGCTTACTAATCGCTGGGCTTAGATACATAATAAAGCTTGAGAATCTTCCGCTGATTTCTCGACTCGATAAGTTAGAATCCACCCTTGAGACAGCTCTAAGGGAAAGGGTCGTAATTGCCAGCGCAAAGAAAACGCGTCGCTAAAAAGGCAAAGAAGCCGGTTAAACGGCGTCGTATAAGCCCTAAAGAGCCTCCAACTAAACTTGATTATTGGGCAATAGCCTGTCAAGAGATTTACAAGTCTTGTCGCAATGCCGGAATGGATGAAGGCACAGCTCTGGCTTTTGCTATGGATCGCAGCTCTTGGCCGGACTGGGTCATCGATGCCAGCGATCCGATTAGGAAAATCGGCTGGGAAGATGGGGAGTCGGACAACTGACCTACTTCCGGGAAGTCGAACTCTTTGAGGCGCTGAAGGCCGAATATCCGGACTTGACGCCACTATCGGCGACCGACCGATGCGATGGGGTAACCCACAACGCATTTATTGAAATGAAGTGCCGTCGAAGCCATTACGACCGGCTGATGATTGAGAAGCACAAGTGGGAATACTTGGCCGATATAAGGGCTAGAACGGGCTCTAGGACGCTTTATATCAACGCCACCCCACAGGGAGTCTATGAGTTTGATTTAGGCGCTCTAAAC